GTAACTAGGGCTGCGTTATAATCGATCCCCGGGACACGGTATTGTACCGGCTGCCCTCGGCTCTCTTCGGTGTAAGAGGACGGGTTAGATACTTCTGGGGAATACCAGTCATATATTACCGCAATATTCATTTCGAGTGGACCTTCGGCCCGGATGAATGTGTTGACCTTTCGCATGATCTTTCGGACTTCAGTGTCACCAAAATCAAAGAAGGGTGTAGAATAAACCGCTAGGATAGGCTCTCCAGCAAATGTGTTACCGCTCTCTTGCTGATACACCTTACCGTCATAGTCTCCGTGAAAGACAAACTCAGAGCCGCTTATGTAACCGGATGTAGTACAGGCCGCCCTGATACCGAGAAGCTCACCAAACTCCCAGCCAAGACGTTGGTCAGAGGTTCTTAGTCCTCCTATGATGCCAAAGGCATCTGCCAGCGAAGTTGTAGGCTCAGATATGAAGTAACGGAGTTGAGACTTGTTTCGGATCACACAACCACACAAGTTCTTCAAGTCATACTGGGAAGGCAACTGAGAGATTGTAGTCTGTATACGCTTGGAGATTGTCTCCAGTTCAACATCACCAATACGGGAGGTACCGGCCACAGGACGTAAGCCATCAGGGGCTAAGAATACCAGATCGCCGCCAAGTTCTAGTACGCTGTCTCGAGCTACACATCCCACGTTGGCTGTAACTTGCTCGAGAAGGAATGGTGTATTAACGTCGGAGTTGGTTATAACCTTCTTGATGGCATTCTCGCCAAAAACAAACAGGTTGTCTCGGAAGGGTTTAAATTGGACTAGATCAAACCCGATTGGAAGTTGTCCTGCGCCCCCCGCTGCCGTCCAGTCAAATTCGTCTCTAGGGGATGAGTAGGCTATATTAGATGCGTCTGTCTTATCGCCACCAAGCCATAGATGGTTTTCATATACCTCTACTACCTCAGGTGCGCCAAAACACATAACACCGCCGGGGCTGGCAGAAGTACCTGCACCAGAAGGGGATATAGACTTCCAGTTTATTCCATCGAAAACTACAGCGTTGTTCACGCCATCGACGAAACATATCTTGTTACCGTCACCGAAGTTAAACTGGGCAGACCTAATCCTAAATACTTCAGTCGCAAATGGCTGAGACCGGGTGTAGTGATTAAGTCCGGTAGTATATTCCTGCCATCCTACTAGGGTTACGAAGCGGAAGAACTTATACTCGTGGTTGTCTATGATTACGATATCGTCTGCTTCGGCTGCCGTATTTAGGGTAATAGCATTGTTACTGATATCGATAGTGTACTGGGATCGAGCCAACTCACTGCCATTGAGATATACTCCCAACGAAACAGAGTTAGTGACGGATAGAGTTCTGCCATTGGAGTCCACTCCACTGAATACAGACCTAGTTGTACTCACACTATATTCAAATGGACGGTCTTTTCTCGATGCGAGTAGGTCTTCTCGTAACAGGTTATCGTCGTAGTAGATGGACAGGTTGAACACTCGTCCGTCTGATTCAGTTCCACCCACCGTAGAAATGCTATCACCTCCGTATGGAGAGAAGCCGTTAATACGACGATAGCCGCCGAAGAGAGACACCTCGTAGTTCACCAGTCGAATGGCTACACCGGGATCTTCTTCAGACAGCAATAGGTGGTTTTGACTGGCGTCTAGGCCGCCTTGAGAGACGACCTTAAACGACTGGATTTTATCAGGCATTAGAAGCTAATCCGAGTGTCTTCTATTGAAGCGTACTTGTTCAATAGCAGGGTCTGCATCTCCTTGATCCCGCCCCGGAACTCTTGTTCAGCAATACCTGCCATCTCCGAGTTATCTCGAAACAGGTACATATGATACATAGCTCCAGCAATTAGGACGTGATCGTAGGTAGTGGGAACACGAGTTTGATCTACGCCGTTGATCAGTTCTGCGTAGTTCAGGAAATATCGGAACCTAACTGTGTAGGCCTTATCGGGTGATGCAGAGATACCATAGCCGTTACCATGCAGCGGGAACACATAGTTAGGTAGACCTAGACCAGATGCTCCGGCATCTAAATCTGCATTACGAAGTCTGTCGTAGTAATAATCACGAGAGACGAAATCTAGAGAAGTGGTTGTGTTGGTATTAACTCCATCATTGACGATGTAGAAGCTATTCCATTCAACCGACTTGAAATACTGAGGCCAACTATAATCTTCTTGGCCTACTGTGAGGGACTGAGAGTGTTCCGCCGAGTTAAACGGCCACTCAAATTCTGCGGCGTTTATCTTTGCAATCGAGGCACGAACTGCGTCTTTGGCCAACGCCTGTACGCCACGGACACTAGCAAAGTCAGCGGCTTCAATCTCCACCTCATTTAAGCGGCGGAGTAAGGCATTTGTAAGACTGATGAAAGTGGATGGCATATTAAGCTCTCAATAAGGGATGGAGAGGCCCGAAGGCCTCCCCTAAAGTTTTAAGCTGTGTTGTAGTTAGCTGTGAAAATAGCTTCTGGGCGGAGAACTTTCCGGCCATAAAGCTGCATGCCCCGGACGATGTCCGAAAAGGTTTCTGGTGAGCGGAAGCTCTCTGTTTTCGCAAGCTGTTGTGCAGATGCGATAGCAGAATCGTGACCAGCTACGATAACACCGAAAGCGGTCTCTGAACCGGCTGCGGCTGTAGTATCTGGACCTGTGCCGATGTATGGAAGGTTGTTGGATTTGTAGACACGAAGCCCACGAACCAAGTTACCACCCATGCGACCGTTACGGATCTCGTCTGTACCACCGAAGTCCCGATCAACGAATTTTGAATCTTCGTCCATCAAGAGTTCGATCATTACCGGGTCAAGGACGACCCATCTCCCGTCTTGGTCTACGTTGGCTTGATCCATCTTACGAGCAATGCGGTTAAGCAATGCCAGAGGAGATGTGATACCACCAGCGCCACCACCGGCTGCTACTGGGATAGACGTGACTTCTGCGCCACCACCCAAGTCAGAACCACCAAAGTCAGTGATGTCCAGCTTGTTTGCTGCCAAGAGTTCGTCTGCGTCTGCCGCTGTATTGGCTTTTGTGCCGTTAGCTGCGGTACGACGTGCCCACGAACCAGCACCACCGGACCAACCGGACAGGTAACCCAGAACTTCTGAGTCAAACGTGTCGGCCAGACGATATGCTGCACGGTCTGTTGCCAGATCCATGAAATTGACGTGGCTGTGTGCGGCCTCGATATCGTCGATTGCGAACTGGAAGTAGTTGGCTTGATCGACAACCATTGTGAAGTCTGCATCTGCGATATCTTGTGTGGCCAAAGTTGTACCACGAGCGTAAGAATTCACAGTGATTTCAGGCTCTTTTATAATGCGCACAGAGTCGCCATATTGGCTAATCTCACCTGTGTAATCCGTATTTGTGATGTCTTCTACGACAGAAGTTTTGCGGAATTCCTTCATCACTTTTTGACTGTAAATTACAGGTGAGAAGTTTCCGTTGGGCAGGTTGGAATAACCTGATGCTTTTGCGAATGCCATTGTTTGTTCTCCTTCTAATGGCGATAACAAAAGTCACTAAGAGTGACTTGCTAAGGTCAGATAGAAGAACGAAGTAAGGGCAGAACTTGCTCTAGGGTGCGTTTCAGGCGCTAACCGTCCACGGGCCTACAGGCTCTGGTAGTCTTCGAGGTTCTTGCTTCTGTATTGGGGGTTGGTTGTGTAGAGGTAGACTTAATTCAGTGGCTCTACGTTGCCTTATAGATTGCGACTTATGCAATTCTTATGCCCTAGTATTATACCACCCTTAGGTGCATATAATCAAGGGGTGTGTTTATCGAGCACCGCCCGACATATCATACTGGAAGTCACCACGTTTGATGGATTCCAGAATAGCTGCCTCGTTCTTTTCATAGTCTGCCGAAGACATTTGGTTGACTTGGCTTTCTGAGAAACGGGCACGTCCACCAGATGCAGGGGCTGAACCGCTTGTGCGGCCTACAGACTTAGCTGCGTCGTTGCTGGTAGCTCGAGTTCGTTTGATACCTTTGTCCGCCTTGTACAGGTCAATTGCCCGTGCGGCAGATACAGGATCGTTAGCATTCTTATACAGAGCGTCCTGAATCCATTTAGGCTGCTTACCAGCCCAGTCATGGAAGCTAGGGTCTTGGCGAATGCGGTCAAAGTCAGGATGCAGCCGCTTTAGGGCCATCTCTGCTTTCTCACGGGTGATGCTAGTTTCGAGCTTTTTAAGGCTCTCCATCTTCTTCTCACCCATCGCCAGCGCCTCTAGGGAACGCTTCTGTGCAATCGTGTCGATGATTGAAGCCACGTCAGGATACTTCTTCATCCAGTCCGCTACCTCTTTTTCAGATTTAGGGAAGCGGATCTGTTGTTTAGTAGCCGACTCTAGCTGCGCTTTCATCTCCTGAAGTTCACGATCTTTCGTGGACATCTGGTTTTGCATATGACGACGAAGGTCACCGTAACGCTTCTTGAACGATGCCTCATCATTATCAGTAGGTGCGGGTTGCGCCTCTTGAACCATCTCTTCCGAGTACGGTTTCTCTACGGTATCGAGGTCATCCCGATACCCACCACGGTACTTAGCCATGATATTCTCCTTGGGGGGCCGAAAAGTAGCCGGAATTAACCGGGGTTTTGCGGGTAGCCCATGCCACGCAAATTATCGAATGAAAGCAATCTTTGGGGTGCTTTTCATCGCATAACTGATAGTCTCGACGGTATCTTCTTCTTCGTCGTACTCGGGAGTTTCCTCCTCTGTAATCACCTCGGCAACGTCTACTTCATTGCCTTCAGGTGTCTCATAACTTTCTTCAGCCTCAGTATGGTAGCCCATGCCGTCGCAGTGTTCACAGCCTTCGCCGCCACACTCAGGACACTCAACCATGTCATCGCTGTATTCTTCTTCCTCATCATAGAAGACCTCTTCTACTTCGTGGATCTGTCCCATCGCTTGAAGCGACATGAGACCGGCCTTGGCTTCCATCATCATGCCTGTGATGTGCTTGAGGCCGTGCCATTTCACTACGTCGGCTGGTAAGACGTATTCACCTTCAGACAGCATCGCTGGGATATCATCCCGAACATTCTCTGCCTCTGAGCCGAGAGGTATTTCGTTGCCTGATACAGGGTCTGTACCTACGATCATTCCGGGTACCATGCCGTCTTCACCGCACGAGCCGTCACAATCTCCACCACAACCACAAGGCATTCCGCCGTGAGCAGCCATCATAATGCCATCCTCTTCATTTGTTGCCTTCTGGATGGCTTCGCCTCGAGCTTTCTCATACTCTGATAGTTTGCCATCGTCGTTTATATCGGCCTTACTAAAGTCCAGCTTGAAGACTTTATCAGCCATGTCCTTGCCCTCTTGGGTGCGGATACCTTTTTCGGATTCTCCCTGCGTCAGACCACCCTTAGAGAACTCTTCCGGTGCCTCTTCGGCTGTAGCCAAACCAGCAGCACCAATAAGACCCGCAGCGGGGACACCAATATCCCTAACCGCCCCAGCATAAGTCTTCCATGAAGGAGCACCCCCAGCGCCTAACTTCTCGGCCTCTGCAATAATCATATTACGAGCGCCGTCAGCGGTAAGCTGACCCTCGTCGGCCATACGCCAAATTGCTTCGGTGCTTTGGACAAAGCCTTTGTTGTTCTTTAGGGCCACTGGGAAAAGTGTTCTTAATTGTTCCCACGAAACGGACTGCATCTCCCGAGGCAAAACACCTCGTAGCTTGGCTGCATCTGCGGTAGCATCGAAATACAGACCATAGCTACCCGCCATACCCGAGTCAGCCTTACCGTCGTTAGACCACCTTGCAGGGTTTCCCTTGATGTTGGAGCCGTTAAGCCCGTGAGTAACTTCAACTGAACTCGAACCAAGGGGACGTAGTAGGCCTGCCGCAATCTGGTGTGTATCGACGGTTACGTCTACAGGGCTGTCTGGATTGTAGATGTTGTTGAAGAAGTTTCGAACTTTGTGGTTGCCACCCAACTCTGGAGAGATGGACTTAACTGACCCGTCTCCCTCTAGGATTCGGACAGCCTTCGCAATATCCCCAAAACCTTGATGTACAAGACCCGCCGGTTCACCCGACTTTTTAACAGCATAGCCTAAGATATCGCCTTCAGGGCTTACCTCACGGTAGTTCTTACCGAAGTGCGCCTCGTCGTAAGCACGAAGCCACATGGCCTTCTGTTCAGGTGTTTCTAAGTCGCCCCAAGTCTTTCCCTTGATCTGATCTAACACCGTGCCGTTTTTACCATCTTGAAAAGCGGTATTACCCTTCGCCTTACGGGAAGCCGGGACGGTTGTCGTGATGTCGTCCATGGCCTGTGTCCAAGGCGCATTCGGACCTAACTCGGTATGGTGTTTAATCAGGCGTTCAGCCAAGGCCACATTCTGATACCAATCCTTTTGCGGGGACATCACCGCTAGAACACCTGACGTTTGTTCTGAATTAAGGTCAAACCTGTCGGCTAGGCCGTTAGCAATCCTATTCGCACCACGGTACCACTGGGCGCTCTCTTCAGCGATACCCAACTTGTCAGACATGTCGTAGAGGCTTACGATGTTGTCAGTCATCTGGCCCTTCACATTGGCTGCCGTCTCTGCAACGTCCTCAGACCATAGGTTCTTTAGCCCCGGGTAATTCTCTGCCATCATGGCAAAGTTCTCATTCATTTTAGTATTGCTGCCTAATAGGGCAGAGGCGTCACTAACCATTTCACCCGTCTGTAGGTCATCTTCCCGTACAGATTGGGCAGGAAGGCGGGTGTCTACACGCTTATTAGGACCGCCTTGTAGGCTAAACGCTTCTTCTGTCTGGGTTGCGACTTGGGCAGGTACAGCGTCAGGTGTGGTAGACTGAGCCGGTACACCATTCACAAGTTCGTTGTATTTGTCTGGGTAGTATCTCTTTAGCTCCGCCTGTGCGGAGTTCGTTAAATCTTCAAATGCAAGGTTGTCTCTATCAATTAGTTCAGGAAGCCGGGGCAAATCCTCTACACCCATTTCTCGAGCAATTTGAGATGCCTCTTCTGGAGACAAAAACTTGTCTACTTTGACTGAACCAGAAATTATCCAAGACCCATCCATGTTGGGGTTTGTCTTGTATCTGTAGTTTCCTCCTACAGGTATCTGGTCCGTAATCTCTGCCGTAGAAGCATCTACAGTAACACCGTCTGCTAGAGTGGTGGCACGTCTATTGGCTTCTTCTTGCCACGGGACATCATTAGGGATATCGACCCTAGCCCATACTTCTGTGGCTTTTCTGTAGTTAACCTTCTTTGCGCCCTTAGTAGCCTTGCCGCCTAGATGGCTGGATGTAGGAGCTTCACCTGAATGAAAGCCGGGGCGAGGAGCTACCCCTCCTTGAAGGGAAGACTTAACTTTCCCTGTCTTAGGATCAATCTCACCAAATTTAGCTTCGTACCACTGGCCCTCTTGGAAGTGGTCATTTTTGTTAACAAACAGAGGCCGCCCTACTACAGACGACCCTTCACCCGGTGTTTTAGACCGAACACCTGTTCCCGGGACAGTATCGTATATTCTATACCCAGTGATGGTACTCTTGGGGGCTTCACCCGGAACCACACTGTTTAGAGCCTCTTCTATCAAGGTGGTTTCTGCTTCAGGTGTTGCGGATACCTCAGATAAGGCGTCTGCATCAACATCTTTCAGTTTGAAGTTGCCACCATTCATACCCATTACAGTTGGGTCGTACTCAATTCTTTGGGCAATATCTGCTAGGGTCTCTATCCCTTGCTTTGCTCCTCGTGCGGCAAGTTTTGTGAGGGGGAAGGCTTCGGCGGCTGCGAGTCCACCTTCGACCACCGCAAGTCCCATTCCAAGTCGGTCATCTGTGTTTTTTGCTCTTTGGAAGCTGTCTTTGGCATTATCAGCACCAAAAATAAGACCGGCAGGAGTAAAATCAGCAAGGCCAATACCATAACTTCCGTCAGTCGCATTTGGATTCCCCGTAAACTTTTCCGATAGATCGTTAGCTTCGTAGTTACCCATACCAAACTTGTCTTGTAGGAAGCCTGATATTGCGTACTTAGCCTTCTCTTGGAGAGTAGGCTCATAAGGAAGTAAGACAGAGCCATCGCCTTGAGGTGGCTCGATGTCTTGGTTTCCAGAGACAGCCATACCACCTTCTGCAAAGCCCAATGCCTCACGGATGGATTGCAAGATACCTGTGTTTACTCGTCCAGTGTCTGCATCATAATTTTCCATCGTGCCCGGAGCATCGAGGTTAAACATAGAGCGGGTCTGGCTACCCACATCAGAACGATCACGAGTAGTAAAATTAGACAGAACATCGTCAGTGGCTGTTGATAAGCGAGGACTGGGAGTAGATGCCGTGTCATTAGTCGGAGCTAGGCTGGCGAACTGAGATCCCGTATCTGCCACTAAAGCCTCTTGATCCGAGGCAGGGGCTACGGCGTCTTCGGTAATAACCGGAGCCATTTCTCCGCTCATCAGTTGTTCAATAGTACCCGGGCGGCTATCCACGACAGTAATGTTGTGGGATGTAGGTGATACCCGTACAGGCTCTTGCCCCGGAAACCCGGAGTAGAATGTATGCTTACCTATCGTGAGAGGCTTGTCGCCCGAGAAGTCTGTGCCCCGACGCTTTGCAATGTCTTTGTTAAGGAAGAAGGTACGGCCACCAGACGCATCTACGCCTGTGTTTAGATAGGCATCCATCTCATACTTCTGGCTCTCGAGCTTATCTTCTGGGACAGGGATGTTAAATACATTTCCATGCCTACCGACAGGCTCAAATTGACCTTTTTGCTCAAGAACCTCTTGTACACTGTTGGGGAACCTGTCCGACGATAGTCGGTTGAATATCACACCACGAACAGCGTCACGTCCCTCTTCTCCCTCGGTACCCGCCTCTGCAAACACCAGACGCTCAATCATATCGATTTCGTCTGTAGTTATAGAAATTCCTTCTTCTTCTTCGGGATCATAAGGAGGCACGGCATCTGGATTAACATCTGCCATCAGACCTTGTTCGTTTGGATTTTCACTCATCTATTCTACGCCCTTAATGACTTCGTCTCTGAGGGTTTTAAATCTCTTCAACTCAGCAATAGCCCCCTGCATCTCAAGGATGCGTTGGTGGTCTTTCTCTGTGTCGAGGAATTGTCTGATCTGTTGGATACGAG